GAAAATACCATTTGTTGTTGCCCACTTACCTAATCCATTACATGATCTTGGAAATGCAATCATGTTAGGTTTAAATCCTAACCATTCCTTACGAAAATCCTGTATGAATGTATTGAGTTCTTTTTCTGTTCCATTAATAATTAGTAGTAATGCTTCTTTAATCTTGTCTCTGCATACTTGTGGAGTTGATGACTTAACAGCTTCAATACCCATCATCTTGAGTTTGGGTTCTGCATACTGAACACCTTCTGAGTTATGAACATTCAGAATGTATCGTTTCTTTGCAGTCCAGATACCTTTGTCTGCAATCACCTCTCGGCCCATAACCATCTTCTGTTCATACGCATTTGTATAATCTGCCAAATCTTGATACTTTTGACTAATAAATGGTTCTATTGTTTCTTTACAAATCGTATCAAGAAATTTAACTGGATCCTTTGGTTGTAATTTTTCTACCAGAGATTCAAATGTAATATAAACAGAATCCGTATCAGAAGCAAGTATGTAATCCACATCTTCAGTTTTCATCAACTCATTTAAATACTTATTCAAAGCAATCTCTATCCACCTAATGGAAAGTTGTCCTCCATATGTTACAGCCTCTGCAATCCGAATATCATAGAATCTAAAATATTGATTACCAATTGCACCATAAGCAGAGTTGAGTGCAATCTTGAGTGCCATCTGTTTGTTCTTATACTGTGATATAAGGTTCAAGAGTTTAGAATGTTTAGTATCCTCATATTCCTGTTCTGCTTTCAACATTAACTTCTTGGTTTCCTTACGTTCATTATACATCTGTAACAATAGCTCAGGTAGAAAACCATATTTGGTACAATCAAACAATGCACCATTTGGTGTTATAGTTTCTTGTTTTTTCTTGAGAAAAGAGGTATCAAACCCCTGTGATAACATATTATCAACGCCAGGCACCGTTTTATGCATCCCCTTGATAGTCTCAGGGGAAATATTGTAGTTCATAATCAAATGTGGATATAGAGAATTCAAGTCAAAACTAACAACCCACTTATGAAGTCCCACTTGTGGATCCTTAACATAAGCTCCAGCATACGCATCTTCTTTACTTTTTCTGATAATTTGAGGAATCTGTATATTTTTATCTCTCAAATAATTGTACATGATAACATCCCACATTCTAACTTGAGAAAATACATCTGCATAATTACACTTTGCACTATATGCCATAGTCATAATCAAGTCAATCAATTTCATCTTATCTTCAAGGTGGTCTACTATTTCCACATCTTGAATATTATAATCAATGAATGATTGAAAATCTTTAGTGTACCACTCACGAAATGTATCGTATGGATTTGGTGCTTTACGTTCACCCAATTCAACAAATGCAATATGGTCTAACCGATAACTTTCTTGAGCAGAATATGTAAATTTCCTATACAAGTCAAGATAATCCAATTGTTCCAGACCAAACACATTATAACAAATATGTTCTTTACCAGCAATATACACATTATCTTTATATACAGTTTTCCAAACAGATAGGCGTTTAATTACATCTTCACCTAAACGATATTTGATACGATGAATTAAATAAGGCAAGTCATAAAATTTAGAGTTCCATCCTGTAATGACATCTGGCTTATGGGTTTCCCAAAATTTAAGGAATTTCTCTAACAATTCATCTTCAGAAACACATTTGACATAATGGACATCTTCTCGACTATTGGTATAGTCTCCTACACCAAATACCACTATTTGTTTTGACTGATGATTCTTAATTGTGATGGAAAGAAGTTCTTCAATTGAATCTTCTACTTTAGGAAAGCCATTTTCAGAGGCAACCTCAATATCAATAGTCACAACTAGAATATCTTCCATCTTCCAGTTGATTTCACTTTTCCAAGTATCAGAAATATACTGGAAATTGTAACGAGTCATTCCATAGATTAAATTTTGTTGCTCGGAATATTGTGAAAGGAATTCTTTTGCGTGCTTGATGGATTGTTGTTTGACAGGAGTTAGGCTCCGGCCATCAAGTGTTTTGTATTGAGATTCTTTTTGTACTGGAACAAAAAGAGTTGGTTGGTATTTTTCACGGGCAGTTATACGCTCTCCGTTTTTAACTCCACGAATGAGAATACTATTGCCGTAACTAATTACATTTGTATAATAATCCATAATATATCTATTATACTACAGAAAAACGAAAATGTCAAGTTTTATTTATCCGTTCAACTGTACGTTAGGAAGTATAATTCCAGAGCCAAATTTTGAATTCCATGCATCTCTGGCTGCATCTACTGGCTGAGTTATACAAATAACCCAATCCATTTTAACTGTCACATTATCATGTTTTGCAAAGGGGGGCCAAGGTGCAAATCCTATACCTTGATCTGTGGGCATTAACTGGCAAGGATTAGATATAATAACATCACCACTTATAACTGTTACATCACCTATAATTTCCTCGCCAGATTTTAACTTAACCAAGCGAATATCACTCATCTTTCTTCTTACCTATATTATATTTTTGTTCAAGTATCCAATCGTTTTTTTCTGTAAACGATAATACCTTAATTTGACTCAGGGGGGCTTTTGGTTCTGGTTCACTTATTAAACCAACTAATCCCCAATCACTTAATAATCCTGCGATTGTATTTCTTCGCTCTATATCATTTTCTGTAAGGCTTGATTTCTTTCCATCCAATACAAATAGTTCTTTAAAATGGACAATGTAATATTTGCCTTTCTTATGAAGTAAATGGCACGATTGCCACAACTTCTTTTCTCTGCGAGAAGCAACACCAATTCTTGATAGAGTTTCCCTAACCTTCAAGAAATCATCAGGCTCACTTAGGGTAACTTCTAACATATCATTTGATGTCCAATTTAAATCTTCATTCATTTTCCACCTTTTTCTAATTTCGTTTTCATATAGGATATATTCTCATCCGTAAGAACATTCAGAACTTCTTTAGCTCTCTGGTCACTATATCCAAAATATTTTTTAATAGTTTCTAAATTTTTAATTTTAGAAGTTTTAAGCCAAGGAGCGAATCTTTTCCTTGATCTAATACTATTTAGTAGAAAATGGAATTGAAGTTTGTTATCTAACCCATTGTAAATGTTCATTTCATTTACTAATAGGATAGTGTCTGAAAAGGGGTAAAGGCAACGATTTGATATGAATGGGGAATATTTCTTCTCCCACATTTCATCATCTGAGTCCATCAATGGCTCTTTAGACTGATTGATGGCCTTCAGATATTCTTTCAATTCATACATTATATAGTGTGTAAGTAGTGGTTAATTCTTCATCTTTTTCAATATCTTTACTAGTAACCAGAGAAAAATAAGTCAACATTGATTCTTCTGGTGATTCTATTTTAACACAATTTGGTTCTTCACTATGATTAATAAATCCACCTACTGGTGTGCGAATATAACTTGTTTCAAAGCCTGGAGCATAGATATGAGAAACACCTAAATGTGTTCCTCTCTTGATAGATGTTGTAGCAAAAAGTCCATACCCATGTATTGATGACTTTTTAATTTCTACTGATTCTGGTAATGGTTTGTACATATTACTATTTATTAAGATCTACCATACTCTTTTATAGCTATTGCTCCAACAAATGCATGGTTTCTCCAAAAAGGTTGTATTGTACTAAATCCTGCGAAAGATACCATATGTTCACTTTGTTTCCATGTAAAAGGTTTCATCATATGTCTTAAAGTTCTTTCCTTATCCATTATATCTTCTGTACTAAAAGTCTTACGTTTATAATCATAATAATTAAAGGTAATCATATCTTGTACTAGAGCAGATTCACATATTGTTTTTTCTGCAAATATAAATGCACCACCCTCATTTAGTCCAGTATAAATGTTTCTTAATGTCTCCATTCTATCTTTTTTAGACATAAATTGCAAGGTAAATATTGATGTCACAAGACTAGTTCCAGCCCATTCTCTATATTTTAAAATATCTACTGGATGTTTAAATTCAACATCATGGCCTTCTTTAACTAACTTTTTTTGTCTATCTTCAAGGTCTTTCTTAAAACCATCTGCAATTTCTACACCAACCCATTTAGTAGTAGAACAATGGTCTGAATTATGATTCAACATTGCCTCTGTCAACTTACCAGTAGAACAACCAATATCTAATACTGTTGTATCATCTTCAATGAAATATCTAGATAGAGAAATAACATCTTGTAATAGGTCACTATATCCCCTAATAGAATTATTAATATGCTCATCAAATCCTTCTTCTCTATGAGCAAATGTAAAATCAGCCATTATATTTCTCCAATATATTAGTATAAACAGCTTCTGCAACTGCTTTCATCATAAGTGGAGGAACCATCCTACCACACCTTTCTGCCTTTTGGGAATGTTTACCAGTAAGAATAAAATCATCTGGTAAACTGGTCATTCTTTTTAATTCTGCGATTGTAAATTTTCTAGGTTCACTCCAATGACAACCACCAGCTCCTGTTTCTGCAGCTCCTGTTGCTGTAAGTGTAGGTGCTGGTTTAAATCTGGAACATCTTTTTACATTAAAATGATGTCCTTTAGGATGATAGTCTGCCCCTGTCAAAACTTTCTTTGGGTCTTTAGGCATAAGTGCAACTGTATCTTTATAATGTGCAGATGCAGTCCATCTTTTTATAAGATAATCTACTTCTTCTTGGTCATATTCCAAACCCTCAAATGCTTCTCCAAGAGATATTACATCATTATTTCCTTCTGGAAAAATACTAGCAATATTCAAAAAAGTAAGTCCTACCGCACTAGTTACATCTTGTCTTACTGCAATAAAAATAACTCTGCGTCTTGTTTGGGGAACACCAAAATTTACAGAGTTTAAAATTTGTGCTGAAACATCATATCCTATATTTTCAAACTCTTTTAAAATTTTATTAAAGTATTCTTTGGCCTCTCCCATAGTTAATCCAGTTACATTTTCACCAATAATAACTTTAGGCTGAATTTCTTTAGCTACTCGTAAAAATTCAAAAAATAAATCCTCTATATTTTCAACTTTTTTACCATCAGAATAATTTTTAGTTGATTTCCATCCATCAGAATGTTTACCAGATACTTTATATTCTTGTTCATTTCCAAATAAATCTGTTACAGTTTCTTGAACTTTATTATGAGATACAGAACCCGCCATAGAAAATGCAGAACATGGTGGTGAACCATCTAAAATATCTAATTCTCCAACATCAAGACCTGAGGCCTTCAGAAAATCCTTTCCTGTTAATTTTTTAATATCATCTGGAATAATAGGAGTCTCAGGATAATTTTCATGGTAAGTATTTCTAGCTTCTTCTACAAATTCATTAATACAGAGAATCTTACCCCCTCCTAAACGATAACCAGTAGAAGAACCCCCACCTCCTGCAAAGGTAGAAATAACATTAAATTTATTTTGAGCTGATGCCTTATTAACACCATCAAGTGTGTATGGTGTATATTTCATAAAAACCTTTCTAAATTTGTTGTTGGTGGATTTTTCCAATCCCTATAAACATCCAACATTCTATTTCTATTTTTAAAGTTTATCTTTCTATTATTTAGCAATGTTTCAAACAGTACATCTACACCAGATTCTAATTGTAAATTTAAATGTTTTTTAACATCCTTATCTATATTAAATGCTGTTCGTACATGATGTTTTTGATATGGCTCGTTCAATTCGTACCAATCCATACTATAAAAATAATCTCTAACTTTTTTAGTTAGGTATGGAGTAACAAATATTTTATCATACTTGTCTGATATTTTTTTATGCCACAAATACCCTGCTTGATTTTCTGGTAAAAAATAATTATCCCTAAATTCATCAAACTTTTCTTTAGTGTGTTTATAATTAATGAGTGCCTTTTTACTGACTCCAAAATAACCATCTGCGGCCCATCCTGACAATACATACTTTTCTTTTATCTTTGGGTATACATACATAAATGGATATACACACTCATAATGAGTCTTTTTCTTACAACCCAATTCTACTAATTTATACCAATCTTCCTCTAATTTTGAAGTGTCAATTACAATTCCTGTAAACTGCCAACTATGAACTTTACTAATTTCATATGCTTTATTATAGTCATAATTTTCATAATTGTCAAGATAAAAGGAATATGTATGAATATTTTTTCCAAGTCTTTCAGCTGCAAGTGCAACAGAAATACTATCTACTCCACCTGACAATAAAACAGCAACATCATTGTCTGGTACATTATTACTAATATCTTCACATATCAACTTGTCAATCATATTATTTAAACTTTGCACTAGTCATTATCTCTACTAAACAAGCCATTAAATTAATTTCTTGGTCTGCAACAAATGCAGACTTGTACTGATACTCTGCAATATGCAGAATTATTTGAGGTATAGTACTATGGTCTGCTGATTGATATAAATGGTCATATATCTTACGAAAGATTTTCTGAGGGTCATTATCCATATTATCCACAACCCATTTACGAACACCCTTAAAGTTTTTAGACTTCAGACATTCGATTAACTCTTTCATATTTGCATCACTTATATTTAGCAAGATTCCAGAATCGATATTTCCAGAAACAGAATATCTTTGCAACTCATTCAACACCCTACGGAAATCTGGTAGGTGTTTCATAATGAGTTCTGCAACTACTGCACCATCATATTGTATATTATTTTCTGTTAGAATAGTTATACACCTATTCATAAACTCAGCTGCAAGTTTTTGTTTATCAGAATCTTTAATACGATAATCAATAACTGCACACCTAGAATGAATAGGTTCTATAATTCTATTTTTGAAATTACAAGTGAAGATGAATGAGCAATTACTAG